AGTTAGTCTAATGTCTAAGTCAGCAAACAAAGGCAAAAAAGGATCGGCTGGCGGAAAGCAGTCTAAGCAAAACCAAGGTAATGCGACTGCCAAGAAAGCAAAGAATGGTGGTAAGAAAAAGTGAGAAAAAAAAGTAATCCAACATTCGGTAATGGCGACAAAAGAAAAGCAACTGGTCAATGTAGAACCAATAAACAAAAAATGGCATCAAATGCCAGAAAAAAACCAGGAAAGAAAAAGTGAGGTATTATGCCAAGGGAATGGAATACTCCTATTCGTGAGCCTTGGAACGCACCAATACATAATACATTAAAGGCAATAGATAATCACACTCACGAGTACTTTAAGAGTGGTGATAAATGGCATCTAGAAAAAGCAGATATGTTGAGACAATACTTGAATGAATTAAAAACTTGGATTCATAAAACTGAAGGAAGATTATGAGTGAAGTTGTTTGGTCTGTAAATATTCTATTAGGTATTGGACTGCTTGGGGTACTATGGGTTATTTACTATATACTTACTCAAGATAATAGAGAAAATGTATCAGTACAAAATCAAGAAAATCAACAGAGTGATTGATGGAGATACTCTGGATGTTGATATTGATTTAGGTTTTCATCTAACAATCACGCAAAGAGTTCGCCTCAAAGGCATCAACGCTGCTGAAACTAAAACAAAAGACTTAGCAGAAAAAGAAAAAGGAACAGAAGCAAAATCATGGTTGATTAAAGAATTATCAAAAGAAGGTGAATGGATAATTGAAACCACAAAAGAAGATAAGTATGGAAGAATACTTGGAACTCTTTATCTTGTCGGGGAACCAGTCACAGTAAATGAGAGAATGTTGAATGAAGGAATCGCAAAACCTTATATGTAATGAAGAAAAAACTTCTTCCTATTCTTATTCTTCTGAGAATTGTAATGAATGATGGTCTCTTTATGGAGAACCGAAGAGCTCAACCTAAACCTCAACCACCAGAAGTTCGTGCCGCAATTCGTAGAACCTGGAGAAGAGGTAGAAAGTTATTTACGACTCCATAAGGCACCTTCGGCAATTCTTCTGCGGAGTAATCCTGCTTCTACCTTTGTTCCGGGATTGCGATAAAGTTCTAGTGCCTTTGGAACTTCATTCCATTTCTTTTCTTTAAGAACTCTTGTTATCGTATTAAAGTTAGAGCTTCCATAAAAATCAGCGCCAAGATTATAAGCAAAGCTAAGAATTGCGCCTTGTTGATTTTCATTCATCTCTCTCCAATAAGGTATTTTTTGTAATGAGGGAAGAAACTCACGACGAAGTTGATAATAAAGTAAATCATCTGCTTCTTCTTGACTAATTCTATTTCCAATCATAAACCGAGAACCATCCTTTCTACGAGTGCTTCCCCAACCAATCGTAATAGGAAGACCACCTGTATGAGGGTCATAATATGCCTTAAGTTCACATCCTTCAAATTCCTTGATAAGATAAATTCCTGGTTTTGGAAGTCCTTCTAGAGTTGGTTCTATCTTTTCATTACGATAAATTCTCGCAAACTCATCCAAAACTTCTTTATGAACCGTTGTTTGTAGAAATTGCCAAGCACGAATTTGATGGTCTAGGTCTTTATGATTTTTTACCGCATCTAAAAATTTGATACTCATTTGAAAATTCTTCCCCAACCGGTTTTATCTTTACCTTTAGTCAACCAACGGTACATAAGGTCAGACTTCTTGTAAACAGCACCTTTACCGTTTGTAACTGCTCCCGTATATCCATCATTTAGAGAACCATAAGGGTCATTTACAACGTAGTCTTCACCTTTTTTACCAATTACTACACATATGTGACCGCCAGTAGGAGCAGATAGAGAACCCCTGTGGAGTATGCCAATAGCAACGGGTCTCCCAGCAGCAAGCTCACGATCAAGGTCAGCGAAACCAAGATTATACCTAAACTCAGAATTAACTCCATAATCCTTAAGAACACGAGTCTGTACTGAGTGGTCAGTTGTATCACCGATGGCAAATACTTTTTGAATGTAAGCATCATCGCCTTTGGCTCCTTTGAGAGTGCCTGGTTTTAGAAACTCAAGACACATCGCACAGGAAGATGAATTACAGGTTCTATTTGCGTCTCTATAATTATCTGTCTGTGGAAAATAAGGAACATTTAGAATTCCGGGAATAACTGGTTCTAATTTAGTTCTAAAAATTCTTACCCAATTAGCATCATCCTCAAGAACATATGCTAATTTTGATCCGAGTTCTTTTTCAAGTTCTTCTACTGCCGCAACGTGCTTTGGATTCTTTGGATCGTAGTATTGAAAAAAATTGTGAAGGTCAACTCTCATCTTCTTCGTCTCCTAGGTATTCTAGTGAAAAAATATCGTGTTCGGCAATATTGGGATTCATCCACTCACTAAATTCCAATTGAATCGCATATGCATTTTGATACTGCTCTTCTTCATTTAAATCACATAGAGTATGTATGCGGTCAATTGCCCAATCGTGAGACTGACGAAGAGTGTCTTCAAGAGTTGTCATTATAATAGTCCTTTCTAAAATATCTGGAGAGAATATTGGAATTATAGTACGCTGGAACCCCAGAGTCAAGTGCTTCGGTCAGTACATTATTTAGAAAAAGTTGCCTTGTCTCTTCAAAATTACATTTACCTTTAGTCTTATGAAGACTCAATATTTCTCTACTGAAGAACTCTTTGCCATATTTAATTACATCTTCTTTTAATTCTGGACAAGAACCATAATATTTTTTCCAATCTGATTCTGATTTTACTTTTCGTTTTTTTCCCGGAGGAGTTCTAAAAGACCAAAAATATTTCCTACCCACATATCTGCGACCAGTTTCACGGCAAGATATGAGATATACAAAACCAAAGTAATCTTCAATATGATGAGACTCAAAAACCTCTCCATTATATTTCCAAGGGTTCTCATAGCTCATACAGTAGTCTTAAAGAGCTATTATTTATCCTTCAACGGAGACAAACCTAGTCTAGCAATAAAAAAGGGGACTTGTCAAGCCCCCTTAAAGTTATGTTAGAGTTTTATTACTTATTTTCTCTTTGACGCTGAATATAATCATCCAGTTCTTTCTTTTTTTGCTCAGGAGACTTCTTTTTTTGCTTCTCATTATAAGATTTAACAGCATCCAAGTGTGCCTGATCTGGTTTTCCTTCTGGTTTACGATAAACATTCATAGGTCCAGATGAAACACGACCTCTTGGGTCTCTACGCTCTTCAACAATACTTCCAATAGTCTCGGCATCCATTTCCATCATTACGTAATGTGCTTCCTCTACGGTCTCTACGTGCCCCTGTGAGAGGAGATACTCCAGAACAATATCATAGGCATCATATTCCATTTCCATATTCAGACGCTGCTGTCTAGGAGATACTGGAGCAGGTTTTGGTGATGCTGCAATTGTATTGGTTGCTTTAACTTCGGGTGCCGTTACGTTTGCTACACTTGCTTTAGCGGCAATTGGAGCAGCAGAAACTCCAAAACCACTACGGGCAGGAGCGGGTGTTGGAGAAACTTTAGGGGCAGCTGCAGGAAGTCTGGACTTCATATCCTGCATAAGAGGGTTAGTTGTAGAACTGGTTCCTCTTGTTCTTGCTCTTTCGGCAGCGGCAGCAGCAAGTTTTGGATTTGCCTTTGCCCAAGTATCCATATCCTTTGCCTTATCACTAGTTTGTGCTGATGCTGGTTTTGTTGGAGCAACTTTTGGTGCTGCGGGTCTAGTAGCAGCGGGGGCAGTAGGAGTTCTTGTTGAAGTAGTAGCAGCAGGGGCAGTAGGAGTTTCAGTAGGTGGTTTTTGCTTAAGTCTATCTGGAACAATAGGTCCCTGTCTTTCTGAACCTGTACTATAATTTTTTGGTTTTGGTGATGAACCTTGTCCAGTTACAAAACCTCTTGCAAAATCTCCAAGAGCTCTTGTTGGAGCACTTGCTGTTCTTGAAGCCGCATTATATGCTCTTGCTAATGGATTACTAGATGTAGTTTTTTGTCCAGTAAATCCTTGAGCAAATGCTCCAGCTACATCGCCATATGCTCTTCTTGCTTGTCCAAAAAGTCTTCTTGCCCCAGCCCCTGCTCCAGCAGCATCTTCGCTCAAATAAGACTCATACATTTCTTCCCAAGTATACTCACTTAGGTCATAACCCTCTTCTAGAAGTGAGTTGACCCAGTTTTCAACTTCTTCCCATACCTGTTCTTCGGTGAGTTCTTGAGGAGCATATACCTCTTGATATGCCTCCATCAAATTATATGCATCAGTACCGGTAATTCTTGACATTTTTTCTTTTAGTTCTTTATAATTTTATTTATAAAAAAAGAGGGTCTCAAGGACCCTCAGTGGTTTTATCATTCAACCAAATATAAGAATAGTCGTGGTCTCCAAAAAGGACATCATCATATTCTGCGGCATCTTTATAAGCATTTAGAATTTCTTGTTCACACCACTCATCGTAATTTCCATCACTATTGAGTATTTTGGGTTTCATTTTTTATAAATCTCCCACTAGAATCTCTTGGTAAAGGATTTCTCTTTCTTTCTGCCCAAACTTTTTTCATAGATTCACGTTTTCTTTCAATTTCTTCTTGGGTTTGTTTTCCAGGTCTTCCTTTTCTGTGTGCCGAATTAGAACACTTTTTTCTTATTTCAGGTGTTCTTTCATAAGGAGTATATAATGATTTATATTGTTTTGGTGGAGTATCTCCACCATCAGTTTTATTTTCTAATATTCCAGTCCCATTATTCAATCTTCCCCACTTTTCTATTAATTTAATTTCTTCAATTAAAGCAGTTTTTTCATCAACATCTTTTAGAGGAAAAATAACTCGTTCTTTGGATGGAACTTCTACACTATGAGACTTCTGTTTCCATCTATCATCTTTCCCCTTACCGACATAGTAAGGGGTTCCATCTTCTTTTAGATAAACATAAACATAATAGTTCATAATTGGAATCCTGTGAAAGTATCTTTAGTGACATCTTGTTTAATTCCTCCAACTACGTAGCTCTCTACTTCCGTTTCCTGGGGTGCGACTTGCAATCCCTTTGATTCTATCCAATGAGATGTCCAAGGAAGGGGATTATTCTTTGCCGGAATATCATAAAGTGGGCGAAGTCCAATCGCCTTCATTCTACGATTCGCAATCCACTCAACATATTGCTGAAGAAGTTTATCATTCAATCCAATCATAGAACCATCCTTGAACAGATACTCTGCCCAAAGTTTTTCTTGATTGACAGCATTCTCAAAGGTCTTGTAGACCCACTGCTCTTCTTCTTTGGCAATTCTTTGCATCTCAGGGTCATCACCTTCTTTCCACTTGTTTAGAATGTTTTGAGTGATGACTAAGTGCTGATTTTCATCTCTGGCAATTAGTGAGATGATTTTTGCACTTCCTTCCATAAGTTTGAGTTCGCCAAATGCAAAACTGCAAGCGAAACTGACGTAAAAGCGAATACCT